CCCGGTTATTCACCGTACTAATTCACCGCGTTTAGCTCAGGCACTCAGGCCGTACTCGCCACTACAGTGAGTTGGAAATAAAGTTGCCGCGTAAGTTCTCAAGCTCCACGGCAATTCTCTGCACACATCTTTATCCGATAGCGCTTCAAGGATTCGAGGGTTGTTCTCTCGCAAAAATCGATCTACGTCCATTAATGAACGCATAGTCTGAGCATAGCCCAAGATATACGAGTAGATTATCAACTCTGGAGTAACAGACTCCTTCCAATAGGGTCGACGAGTTTCGGGATACGCTATTTTGGAGATCACCTCATGCTCTGGTCTATAAGGTCCTAATACTCCCCAAGTACGTGACATAAACTCAGGATCTTCATCCCAAGTCCCACAATTACTCTTATCGGGATGGATCTTCATTCCAAAATTATGTTCAACGTATGAAGATACGTCTCGCACGAGCTGACTGATATTATTCTCAGTCTCTGTTAAACAGATGAGATTATCATCACCCATAATGATGAATTTAGCCCTCCGGTTAAATGCACTTAACCACGTTTCCGTAATCAGTTCATTACATATTCCATTAATTAGCGATGTTAGTCTAGAACCACTCGGAGTCCCTTTCTTCACGCTAACAGGGCCGTCAGGGAGTATGAGGGTTTTGTAAATATAAGACATCCTCACTACCCTGAACAGATCTTTCTCTCTTTGATCTCGAAAATCAAAACATTGCTCAAGAACATCGAAAGCAGCATGTAGTAACCATTCAGGTAATGTGCTATCATATTTTGAGTTGTCGAGAGAAACGTATGCAGCTGAAGTCAACCTTAGTCTATTGACCTCATCAGTGATCATCTGATCGGACTTACCAATGGCGGTCCCCTCGTAAAACCTCAGAAACCCTTCCAAAGCAACAGCGATCCGCGCCTCAGTCAAGATTTGCCATAAACTGACCATCATTACAGGCCGAGACGTATGTTCACAAGTACCGGTGGGTTTTCCATCGGGAGTGAACTCACCCTTCACACCGCTACGGCGTCCCAACATCATAGGATCCTGATATCTGCCATTTTTAATGGCTTCATCCTCCTTTCTACATAGTTCAGATAAGATGCCCTGGAGATATTCCCGCTTCTTGCGAAGCCCAGTTTTGATACCCTCAAAACCTGCTGAGGTACTCCAGTCGGATAGCGC